TGTCTAATCTATCCACGTATTTATCAGCTAATTCGTGCAATAATCCTTTCTTTAACTGCATAATAAATCGTGAGTGACCATTCATTCGAATATGCATACCTTCAATCATATCTGTAATTTCTTCTATGCGTTCCTTTACTTGGTCTTTATCTAATTCTACGCCTGTTCCCGTACAACTCATACACTCATAGTCAACTATATCCTGCAAATAAGGAATTTCAGTTCCGTTGTGTTCTATTGTGATAGTTCCCCATCCGTTACATTCTTGGCAATCTCTTGATAAATCTTTCATAATTCGTGTTTTTAATTGTTTAACGTCTACAAATATATTAATTAATATAATACAACAAACAAAAAAGCGGAATTTTTTACATCCCGCCTTAAATTATTTACTAAAGAACTCGCCTAACCTCTCTATTGACTTACTCGAAAGCGTTTTACCGCTCATCAATTTATGTAAGTTAGGTTGTCTTATTCCTGAACGTTTTGAGAAAGCGTTAAGGCTTAATTCGTGTTTTTGCATATAATGACGAATCATTAACCTTGTCAACTCGTTTGCTTCGCTTAATACTTTTGCTTGTTCTTTCATAGACTACCTAAAAAATCGTCAAAATCTTTGTTCCCGTAGCTTGGTTTTCCACCTTGCGTTGGTTGTTCTTGCACTGGTTTAAAACTTAAACTTAAAAACTTACCCGTTTTACCTTCTTTAACCCAACTTGAAACATAATAATCAGTTCCGTTAATTGTAGCTTTACCATTGTAATGCGGGTGCGTTTCCTTTTCTCGCTTGTTGTTAGTGAATAACACTCCGCTGTTGTCTTTCTTTTCCATTTACTTAATATATTTTATTGGGTTTATACTTTGAAGCCATTGTTTTAAGACTTCGATTTTACTTTTTACGCTTGTTTTACTCATCTTCTTTCTATATAAAGGTTTTTAAATCTTATTTCACTACAACAAAACTCTTTTATCGTGTTTGCGTCGCTTTGTCTTATTACTTCATACCATACCATTCCGCGTTTTAAATCTTTAATTTGTACGCATTGGTCTTCTCTCGTTACGTTAATATAGTAAGCCATTGTTTTTAGTTCTTTCATCTTATTCTGATTTAAAGGTTAATTTTTTACTATGTAAGCATTTGCTTTTTTCCATAACTCATAATAATAATCTCGTTCTTGTATTGCTTTTTCAAGTAATGATTCAAGTTCTTTTATTTTATCTTCCATCTTATTCTGATTTAAAGGTTTCGTTGTAGTAATCCTCAAAGCCTAAGAAATTATCATTATACTGATTATGGTTAATATAAATATCTAACATCTGCTCCTTTTCCATTTCTTTGGCTTTGTTCAAAGTTTCAATAGCTTCACTACCTCCACTTAAATCTAAGTTATCAAATAACCATTCTACTGCTGTCTGTTTCATCTTATTGAAATTTTAATAGTTTATAATTCATTTTAAGTTTTTCTTTCCATATTTCCGATTCGCTTTTATACGCTTCGCAAATAGCTTTAAACTTTCCGTAAGTAGAATTTTTTGAATAAATAATCTTTTTTGCTTTTATTTCTCCGATTCCTTTTACCCCTTTGATATTGTCGCTTGTATCTCCAACTAAAAGTAATTCACAAAGTAAATTTTCACAATCCGTTTTAGTCATATATTTAAAACCTTTACGAATTTTATATTCTTCTCCATTATCATCGTATTTTTTTTCCTGATAATAATCAAAATGTAAGCCTTGAATTTGTTTTAAATCTTTATCAATTGAACAAATAATATATTCCTCTACGTTTAATAACTGAGCGTTATAATAAATTAAGTCATCAGCTTCATAAACATCGTGAGCAAAGGAATTTTCTAAAAATTGAAGCATATAATTACGCAATTCATTTACCCATTTATTACGTGTTTTTCTATTGGCTTTATACAAATGATATATTTCTTTTCTAAAATTGTTTTTACACTTAGTAAAGAAAAACATTGTTTTACCTATTGTAAAATGCTCTTCAATTTCGTTTAGAATATCAAATGTTATTTTTTCAAACCTATCGTAAGCACGTTGAAGTATCTCCATTTCTATTTCAAACCTCAACCTACCTTGTTCAATCATTTCACGAATTTCAGAAAACGTAATTACTTTATAAACGGATTGATAAAGAAGGCTATCAGCGTCAAATAAAATTACTTTTGAACTCATACTAATAACAACGATTTCTTTTGTACTTCATTTAAATCGAACTTTGCTTGTAGTTCTTCGGCAGTAAATTCACCTGCTCTAATTGCTTCAATAGCTTTTAAAAAGCGTTCGCCCTCTATTTTAGGTTTCTTTTCCGTGTTTACGGGTTTAACTTGTTCTCCTGCTGCATCCGTGTCTTTGTCGGTAATAATTCCAAGCATTGCAGACAGCGAATAACGTCTTATGTAGGTAATTGCAGAACCTAATACCTGAAAGTCATTCATTCCTTTAAGTTGTACATTTTGAGGAATTGGTGTTTCACTCAAAATGTTTTCTCCTGATTCAGTATGAAATAAAATAGTTTTTACCCCCGTATCATTAATTAGTTGAGTAAACCCTAATCCGTGTTTTTGTAATAACGGGTTAATCACTTCAAAGATTTTAGGTAAATCCGCATAGCTATATCCGTAGCCTTGCGTTCCTTTGTGAATTACTGGCACTTCTTGTTGGAAGTCTGCCAATGCTTTAAATAAATGTTTCATAAAATATAAATTAATTGTTTAACGTGTACAAATATACTAAAAAGAATAATATAAAAGCGAAAAAAGAAAAATATTTACAAAAATTTCTTTAAACCTTCAGCACATCGCTGAATTGAGTTAGCGCGTTCCTGTAACGATTTAATTTGTTCTGCTATGGTTTCGGTACAATCGCTTGTAAAATAGCCGTGTGACGTTGCAATCAAGGGTATTATACCGTTTGTACGAATATAGTTTACCATTTTACGCAATCTCGGTTGAGTCATTCGTGTTTTAAAACCCCTTGCAGACAAAAATTCGTTCATTCGGGTAACGATTAATTCAGCTTTTATCGGTGAATCCTTTTTGTAGTTTCTAAATCCGTGAACTACTATTGGAAGTATATCCATTTCTTCGTTCGTTAACTCGTGCGTGTGTTCTTCAAAATTTGTAACTGACATAGCTTAAAGTTTAAAATCCATAACGTATTACATCTTCATATTCAGCTAAACTCATTTGGTCGTAATGGTCTTGCGCTATATCTCCATTTAGTTCGAATCGTGTTTTTCTAATTTCACGTTCTTTGGCTTCCGCATTTTCGATATTACGCAAAATCATTTTTAAAGTGTTTCTCAAATGGTTTTCGCCCATTAAATCAACATCAATCTTTTGACCTGTTTTGGTAGTCCAATAATACTTTTTCATTGTTTAAGGTTTAATTGTTTCTCAAAATTAACTATTCTTTTTAATATAACTTTAATTCGTTCGTCTTTTTTTTGAAATATTCAATAATTTCTTTTAAATCATCTATGCTATATCGTTTTTCTTTTTTAGCTTGTTGGTCAAGTTCATCCAATAATTCTTGGCTATAACGCTTAATAAAGTTTATTCTATAATTATTTATGTCTCCTGCTTTATCTTTGTTACAAGGTCTTGAGCATTGCCCATTAATATTAAATTCGTTATATCGTAAATAAGAATGGTTTCCTGAACTCCACATATGTCCTGCATCCGTATTTTTGGGTTGTAATGGTTTTTCACACGAAATACAACCTTTATCCTTATCTCTTAATCGAATGTAAGTGTGGCAAGTTACCCTTGCAAGTTTCAGCCAAGTTTCTTTTTCGCCTTGTTTATGCTTTTTAACTTTCTCTTTCCATACTTTCTCCTTATTCTTTTCGACAAAAACACGAATGCACTCATCTTTGAAGCAATACTTTTGTAGAAATGTCTTGGGTTCGAATTTATCTTTGCAGTTTTTACATCTCATAATTCAATATCTTTAAAATTCAACTTGCTTTGCAAATCCTTATTCTTAAATTTCTCTTCTTGCAATAACTTTTCAAGTCTGAAATTTTGTTGAAGTGCTGCCCTTAATTCTTTTTCTATTGCATCGTAACTAATTTTAACTTGTTGTAAATCTGCTAAACTTCGCTCCATTGAATGTATTAAATCGTGTCTATTAGAAGCACGTTCTTTTATTTCTTCAAGGCTTAGTTTAATCTTTAAATAGGTTGTATCTAAATTTACTTTGCCTGTTATAATAGTCAATTCATCCATTTATTCGTGTTTTTGCTTAGTTTAATATTCAAAAAGGCATATCCTTTATTTTTTGACTGAAAGGTATTAATTCTTTTCCGTTTACTATATCGGGTTCTACCTTTTTGTTGAAGTCAACAAATTGGTTTTGAACTGGAAAACTATTTGAAACCGTTTCTTTTTGTAACGGGTTGCGATTAGCGTATATCTTTCTTCCAAATGCGTCAATCATATAATACTGATATTTTTCTAAGTCTAAATACATTTTGTATGTTCCGTTTTTTGATACGCCTTTTGGTTTGCTCTTTGCAACCTTTAAATGAACTTCGTTTTCTTGCGCTCCAGTTCCATCTGCTAACAATAAATCCTTTGGTGGTCTCCAAGGTATTAAAACGCTCAAACCTTTTCGAAACCATACTTGACCACCTGCAAAATCACGAGCCGAAGGAATAGGAAAATAACTAATTTCAGTTCCTGCAATAGTTTTAGCGTGTACCATTGGTTGGTCACGAACGTGGTTAATTATGCAGTTATGTCTATTGGTTTTACGTGCGTTTTTTCGTGCTAATCCTAAAATCCTACTTAGGTATTTATCTTCTCGTCCTAAGTCTTCGGGTTTAAACTCTTCGGTTAGTTCATTCCAAGGGTCAATCGTAGTAGTGTGAATTGTTATTTCGTGTTTACGTTCAATCTCATCTACTAATTCATAAAACTTCGGTAGCGTTAAATCGTCATCTATTGGGTCAATAACTATAAAATGCTCGTCAATAAACATTTGAGCCTTTACAAGTTCAGCATTTGTCATTGAATATTCGCCTTCCGTATAAGGTTTACCGATATATTTATAACAAAGTTCAGCGTAAATTTCTGCAGCACTTCCAGTTTCAGGTGAAAACACTACGTGATTCCAATTGTGTAAACACGAAAGGTTTATAAGAAACTCAAACCATAGTTCGGTTTTACCACTTGCAGGAGCAGCACCGATATACGTTGTGCAACCCTCTTTAATTGTATAGGGTAGTAAATCCCAATCCCATCCAACCGATTTACCTCGTACGTTCTTTTCGTGTCTAAGTGTAAATAGTTCTTCGTTTAATTCAGTTAGTCTTTTGTACATAATTAGTCGTGTATTATTCTTGGTTGTTGAATTTCTATTTTCTTTAAATATGGAATGGTATTTAAAAGTTTAGTTTTCCAATTCTTTATCGGTTTATCGTTTCCGTCTTTCCACCCGTTTAAAAACCAACTATTGTATTTATGCTTAACATCTTCTTGATTAATGTTTGAACATTCTTGAATGGCAAAAGCTAAAAATTCAGATAACTCAGGTATATTTATTTCTTTCTTTTCTTTCTTATCATTCTTGTTTGTTGTTAGTTGTTTGTTAGTTGTTTGTTGTTCGTTTGTTAGTTGCGTGTTAGTTGGTTCGTTTTCTTGTTGGTAACATTCATATTTACAAATAGTTACGATAGTAAACTTGTTTGTTGTTTGTATGTTAATTTCATTCGTTTTTTCAAACTTTTTTAAAAGTGTTCTAATTGTTTGTAAACTGATTCCCGTATCGGTTGAAACCTTACCAAAAGACGTAATAAACTGACCTCTCTTAACATCAATTCCTTGCCATTGACCGTCTTTGTGATTAGCCTTTAAAACTAAATACATAAACAAATGGACGGCTTCGCTTTTATTAAACCATTCCCAGTCTAAAAACTTGCGATGTATTCTAATCCAACCCGTCATAAGGTAATATTGTTTTTATTTCGTCTCCAAAACAAACTTCTAAACGTAAATCTCTTAATCCATTTGAATAATCACATAACAATAAATATAAATCCATTTCAGGTAAATATTGCTTTGTTACTTCTATTAACACATAATCATTTTCTAATTTAATTCTTTTCATATTTTAAAAAATTAAGTAAATAAAAAAAGCCTTCTAAAATCCTGCGCATCTCACTTCGCATTCATTTAAAAGGCTAATAACTTCTTAAGGTTCTATAATGTGAGATGGAACCGTTTACAAATATACAAACTATTTTTTAATCTTCTTCAAAATTCTTGTAATAATTTCTTTCAATATTCATTCGTCTTTTCCACTTTTGGATTTTACGCAGTTTTAGCCTTTGGCTTCCGTTAAATAGTTTTATCTTATCAGGAATATGAAATATAACTTTTGAAGGTGTCCAATCGCTCCAAAACATTTTGCGTAGTATTTTAATAACGCTCATAGCTTTTCTATTTCGTTAATTACGTCTTTGTAAAACTTTATTTTATCCAAGTCTAAGGTTTCCCAAATAATAGAATGACAAAGATAAATAGCGCATTGCTTCGCCTTTTCGTATTTTCTAATATCCAAATGGTAGTTAAAATGCGTTACCAATTGCTCTGCTTT